TGTTTACGCGGCGAGCTACACGGCTTCGGTCGCCGCGACGGTCGTTCTCACGGTAACCGCCCCAGATGGAACGACATCGGCTCCTTCTGTTGTGACGACTGGCGCACCGACTTACACATCGACAGTTCCGGCTTCGCAGGTTGGCCCGTATCTTCTGACATGGGTCGCGTCTGGTGCCACGACGGACGTTTTCACGGACCAGTTCACGGTCGTTGCCCCGTCCTTGAATCTGATTTCGTTTGGCGATGTTGTTGAGCAGTTGAACATTTCGACGGCGGATACGACGTCGAGCACTCGTTTGCGCCGGTTTATTCAGTCGGCGACTGATGTGGTGCAGAACATCACGGGGCCGGTTCTGCCTGTTACGAAGACGACCTATTTTGATGGTGGTCAGTCGTCGGTGACGTTGCCGTACCGGTGGGTGAAGTCGATCACTTCGGTTGTTGAGTGGTGGGGTGGGGCGACGACGTACACGTTGACTGCGCAGACTCCGGGGTCGTCGATGGCGACGTTCAACTATCTGTGGGATACGTCGACTAACTCGATTACTCGGTATGCGGGTGGGTTCCCGACGACGTTCTTCCCGCTCGAGAACTCTGTGACGGTCACGTATGTGGCGGGGATGGTGACGATTCCGCAGGACATCACGGATGCGACAGGGGAGTTGGTGCGGCATTGGTGGCAGAACGGTCAGCAGCCCCGTTCGATCTCGTTCACGAACCCTGGGCTCGACGATGACAGCGGGACGATTTCGGTGATGGGGTACGCGGTTCCGAATCGTGTGAACGAGATGTTGGCCCCTTACGCGCGTAGGCCTGCGATTTTCTGATGGGCACTTCTATTGGGGCGGCGATTGATTACATCGTCGCCGGACTCGTCGCGCCCGCTACTGCGGCGGATTCTACTGCGGTTGTCGTGGACGGTGTGCCATCGAGCGTGTCTCAGTCGATGATCCTGATTGGGAAAGCGGAGCTCGAGTCTGTGACCGCGGTGGCGGGAGAGCAGCGTCCGATCGTGTTGGGTGCGAATCGGCGTCAGGAGGATTACGAGATCCCCTGTCTGATCTATGCGGCGCGTCCAGGCCCGAAGGTCAAGCCTGCACGTGATGCGGCAATCGCCCTGTACGACGTCGTGTCCCACTTCGTGGCCAATGACCAGACCCTCGGCGGTGTGCTGTTGCAGGGCCGGTACGCGACCCTCTCGACGGTCTCGATCAACCAGGACGTCGCCGGCGATGCGGGCGCTGACCGCATCTGCTGGATCCCGTTTTCTATCCACGCACAGAACCACTACATCCCTTAGGAACCAATATGTCTGTTTTCCAGAACGTGTCAGGGCTCGATCTCGAGTTGCTGGTCGATGGTCGCCGCATCCCCGTTGCTGCGGACGGGACGGTGGAGGTGGCTGACGAGTTCGACTATCAGCTCGTTGACCAGACGGGCACGTGGAAGTTCAGCAAGAAGAAGTCCGTGTCGTCGGACGCCCCGGCTGTGCCGGTTACTGAGGCTGCGGCCGTTACTGAGGGAGCTAACTGATGGCTGTTGGGTCTGGCCTTTCGGCCTCTTTGGGGATTATCACTGAGTCGACTCCGGGAACGCCGCTTGCTGTGACTCGTTTTTATGAGTTTGACAAGGAGACGTTGTCGCAGAAGAAGCACACGGTTCAGGGTGTGGGTCTTCGTGGTGGTGCGTTGACGAAGCGTGGTTCGCGTCGTGTGGTGACTGCTCGTGAGGGTGGTGGGACGGTTGGGTTTGATATTCCGACTGCTGGCTTTGGTCTCACGTTGCAGCACATGCTGGGGTCGTTTAGTGCGACTGCGACGTCGATTGGTGGTGGTCTGTTTCAGCAGATCCATAACACGGGGTCGTTGCAGGGTAAGGCGTTTACGACTCAGATTGTGAAGCCGGACTACACGGGTGTGTTGACGCAGAATGCGTATACGCATACGGGTTGCAAGATCACTGATTGGACGATCAGCGGTCAGACTGAGGGTCAGTTGAAGGTTGATCTGACGATTGATTCGATGGATCAGTTCACTCCGTCGAATAGTTTCGCGGCGACGACGTTGGCGTCTGGTGCTTCGGCTGCGGCTACTACGGTGTCGTCGACTGCGACGATCGCGACCGGTAACTACATTCTGATTGCGGGTAACACGCCGACCCAGAATGAGGTTGTTGCGATCACGAATGTGTCGGGTGCTGGCCCGTTCACGTTGACGGTGTCGCCAGCGCTGGCGTATGCGCATGCGTCGGGTAACGCGGTGAGCTCGCCGACTGCGGTGAACTATGGTTCGCCGGCTGCGTTGCAGGCTGCGTCGTACACGGCTGGTACGTCGATTTTTTCGTATGACGCGACGGGTTCGCAGTTGATTGCGGGTGGGTCGACGTCGGTGGTGTCGGGTGTGTGGACGAACACGGGCGGCACCGTCGTGGGGAATGTGCGGTCGTTCAGCCTCAAGGGTACGAACCCGATGAAGGTTGACCGGTTCGGTATTGGTTCGGCTTTGAAGTCGGAGCCGATCGAGAACGACTACCGGTCTTACAGCCTCGAGGCTGAGGTTGAATATGGGTCGCCGTACTTCTACCAGAACTACGCGGCCGACACCGGGCTGGCGTTGCTGCTCAAGTTCACCGCGCCGGGCGGTCAGTACCTTCAGTTCTACATGCCGTATGTGGTGCAGAACGACGGCACCGACCCGGAGGTGAGCGGCCCGGACATTCTGATTCCGAAGATCCAGTTTGAGGTTCTGGATGACGGGACGAACGGTGCGATCCAGGGTGTTCTGGTGAACACGGACGCCGCAGTCTAAATGGCCGCTGACGGTGTCCGCATCAACCTGAACCAGATTCAGGCCGCGTTGAGGGACACCGACAAGAAGTTCGCCGCCGCGTCCCGTAAGCGGGTGCGTGCGACGTTGACGGAAGCCGGCGCGGGGATGGTGTCGGCGATTCGTGAGCGTGCGTCGTGGAGCTCACGGATTCCGGGCGCGGTGCGGTTGCAGACGACATTCTCGGTCCGTAACTCCAAGGTCAAGGTTGTGGTTGATCACAACAAGGCCCCGCATGCGCGTCCGCTCGAGCTCGGTAACCGGAACGGTTTCGATGAGGGCGAGATCGCGAAACGGACGGTGACGATCGCTGGTATTCAGGCTGGTCGTCGTCGGGCGATGGCTGCGATGAAACGCGAGGGTGTCGGGGTTTCTCGTTTGCTGCGTCACCCGGTGTGGGACTCAAGGCATCCAGCGGGCCGTTGGTCGGCGATGCCTACCCGTCCGTTCTTCTTCCCTGCCGCTTCGGAGACTGCGGAAGTGACGGAGGCGTTGATGGATCAGGCGATGACTCAGATTGCGAATGATGCTGGTTTCCACTGATAGGAGAGTTCTTTGTCTGCACGCCGTTTCTTTTTGAAGACGGAGGCCGGGGTTGTTGAAGACCTCGGCATTTTTGATGAGCGGAAGTTCAAGAACAGCGACGGGTATCTGGTTCAGAACGTCACGGGTGGTTACACGATCAAGCAGTTCTTCCAGGGCATTAGTGACTTGGATCCGCGTGCGTTGCAGGCGTTGGTGTGGTTGCTGAAGTTCAAGAAGGGCGAGCAGATCCGGTATGAGGATGTCGATTTCAACATCCTCGATCTGGATGCCGAGGATGTGGTGCCGGACCCTCCGGTGGTCCCGGCTGGGACCGACGAGACCGATACCTCGGAGCCTTCGCCCAACATCTCGGACTGACGCCTGATCAGGTTGATGACCTTTCTTACTACGACTTCGAGTTGCTGATCTCGTACCTCGATGGCCTTTCTTCTTCTGCGCCTTAGCGCTCCGACATGTTAGGGGGGTCGTTTTGGCGTTGCAGAAGAACCTCGAGTATGTGCTGACAGGTCGGGACGAGTCGGCGTCGCGGACGATGAATCATGTTTCGTCGACTGCGGAGAAGATGGCGAAGACGTTCCTCAACGTGGGGTCGGTCATTGCTGGTGTGTTCGCGGCTGAGCGGATTGTCGAGTTTGGGAAGCGTTCGGTTGAGGCGTTTGCTGAGGAGCAGAAGGCGCAGGAGTCTCTTGCGTTTGCTTTCCAGAAGTTTCCGGCGCTGATCGGGGCGAACATTGATGAGTTCGACAAGCTGAACGAGAAGATCCAGGCGAAGACCGGGATTGATCACTCGCAGTTGGCATCGGCCCAGGCAACGTTGGCGTCGTTTGGTTTGACGGCCGCCCAGCTCAAGAAGCTGACCCCGCTGGTTGCTGACTATGCGGCGAAGACCGGGCAGGACGCGAACAGCGCGGCAGTGTCGCTCGGTAAGGCGTTGCTGGGTAACTCTCGTGCGTTGAAGGCGATCGGTGTCGATTTCAAGAACACGGGGTCGATCGCGAGTAACTATGACGAGCTCGTGCAGGCCCTCGCCCAGCATGTGGGCGGGTTCGCTGAGGCGCAGGGGCAGACGTTCGCCGGTCAACTCGAGATTCTGAAGCTGTCCTTTCAGGATGTGAAGGAGAAGATCGGTGGCGTCTTCGCGCCGGCTTTGACTGATCTGGTCGGCATCATG